GCCAGATCAAGTCCGGCATAGCACAAATTTTGACATCGTCGTCACAATAGCAACCTCCCATCCTTCTTATCCATCACCGCATTGAAAACACTTTTGTAGGTTTCGTACAACTCTTTCCTGTTTTCCGGTCCCGGCCAATCGGCAAAAGATTCTCCTGCAAAAAATTTCCAAGCAAAAATGCGTTTGGCTTTTTCGGATAAGCCTAATTGATCGACCATATCCCGGATATCCTGCATATGTTCCCGGATATACTCGGTACGGTCAATACTATCATCGGGCTCATCAATAATGTTCAGTCTTCGCCAATCCACATTCTCATCTACCGGGATAGGCTTGTATTTATGCCGGTAGGGAGACGTATCCGAGGTAACGTTCAGCTTTATCATTTGCAGGATATACCAGTCAAGTTCGGTATATTTACCTTGCTTGGCTTCCATAAGCCGGGAGAGGTGTTCCAGAGGCTTTTGAAGTAGCATACACATTACCTCGTTCAATACGTCAATAGCTTCACTACTCATTCCGGCAAGTGAGCAGTGATACTTAGCGTAATCCAGCCACCTGTCGTAACGTTTCTCAATATATTTATTCAATGCCTCACTTGCCATAGTTGTCTTTATTTGATATATTTGTCGCAGGTTGTAATGGGGTGGCGCTGTGAGGCGCTGCCTTTTTATTTATTCTCTTTGTTAGTCTTTATCTCTCGCTATAAAAATGTTATCTTTAGCCTTCTTTTTTATTCTTAGCCCAATCGATAATGTATTCAATACCAGCGTTGAATCCTTTACTGAAACCATCTTTAAACTCATGATTTGATATTCCATGATAGTAAGCCGAGCCGAAGCACAAGGCGAAACCAATGGCTATCAATACCATCCCTGTTCCAAAGTATGGATAAGCTAGGGATATATGGAATGGCTTGAACTGGATCGATATTCCAGACGTGAGAATGAATATTAGCGAGATCATTCCGATTATTAACAATGATATTTTAAGCATCTGAACCTCCTTTGTTTACATTGTGCGACATATTCTTTAATCTTGTTTGACTTTTATAATCCTTACATCCATAAGCGGCGAGATTAATGGCGTGCGTACCTATTCCTTGTCCGGAGAAGCATGGATAACGGATACATCTTACGCATTTCCTTCGTGGATATTTATTAGCGTCCTCCCGTTCTTTCAAGCGGTTGATTCCTATGTGTTCCTCTGCCATGGTTATTCCTCCTCCTCGGTCTCGTCGAATATCCGGGCCATCATATCGACGATGTTTGTTTGTATATTGTCCTCCGCGCCAAGCACGGCGTTGCTTATATGTTTTTTCTCCTCGATGATCCTGTAGAGCTTCTGGTCGATGGTCTTGCGGCCAAGCAGGTAATAGCAATTCACGGAGTCCTTTTGGCCGATACGATGTGCCCGGCTCTCGGCTTGGTCGCAATCTGCGTATGTCCACGGTAGCTCGATAAAAGCGACATTGCTTGACGCTGTCAACGTGATACCCGCCGCTGCGGCCTTGATGGAGCAGATGATGACGTCCGTCTTGGGATTCCGTTGGAAAGCGTCTATGGCCGCTTGCTTTTGTTGCATATCTTGCCGTCCGGTGACACACACCGCCGAGGGAAACGCCTGTAGGAGCCGGTCTACGATCTCATGCAGGTTACAGAAGAGGATGATCTTCTTTCCGTTCTCCCGAAAATCCTTCACGAAATCGATCACCTCTCTCAACTTACCCCGGGCCGTTATGTCCTTCAATATGCCTATTCGTACCATGACCTCGCCTTTCAGCGATTTTTGTACCTTCTCATCGTCGGCCTCCTTGTATCGTCTCAGATAATCCACCAAGTCACGCTCGGCGTCTTGGTATTCCTTGCGGTTGGTGATCTCGCAGGTCACGATCTGCCGTACCTTGTCGGGTAATTGAGTCAGCACCTTGGATTTTTCCCTCCGGAAGAAACAATGCTTCCAGAGCATGAAATTGAGCTCTTTCAAGTTCGAGGCCCCGTGCGGCCCAGAGCAATAGCGGCTCGTGAAATATTTCCAGCCTCCGAGATCGTTCATCCGGTCCATGATAGCGAGTTGGCATATAAGGTCGTTGGGCTTGTTTACGACAGGGGTACCGGTCAACAGGATGATCCACTCTTTCCCGGCGGTGATACCTTTGCAAAACTTGCTTTGTTGGGTAGCCGTTGATTTTACCTTATGGGATTCGTCAATGATCACGCTCTTGAACAACTTGATCGTATTATGGAACTCTACGTCTTTCAGCGTCCATTTCTCCGATTTGTTGATTCGGCGTACGAAATACTTCCGTAGGCTCTCGTAGTTCACGATGAACACATGGTTCATGCCCGTTTGCCAGAAGAATGGCCATGAGGTTCGTACCGAATCGGTCAATACCATGGCTTTCTTGTCCGTGAACTTGTGCCATTCACGTTGCCAGTTGATCTTGACCGTATTGGGGCAGATTACGAGACAGGGGAAAGCATCAGCTTTGTTGATGGTAGCGATGCTCTCTAATGTCTTGCCGAGGCCCATGTCGTCCCCATTGATAAACCGTTTTAGTTGTAAGCCTCGTGCGATTCCTTGCAGTTGATAGGGGTAAGGTTGTATCTTTAGGCCATGATCCTCGTCCAACTCGGGCATGTCCGGTATTTGATAGGCTATGTCCTCGTCGGTCTTAGACTCGTACCCTCCCCAGTTGACGGGTTCGAAGTGCCTCACGTAATAGGTGAGCTGGTCTAGCTCCGCCTTGCACTTATTGTTGGCCGGGATCATCCACGCTCCGGTAGACTTGTCCCACCAGCGGACGCTGACGGCTGTCTTTAGCTTGTCAACGACCTGCTGGCGGTACCTGTCAAACCTTACCGCATAGCATTGTCCCTTTTCCGTGTTTTGTAAAGTGATTTGCATAACGGTTGTTTTTATTATTAGTTAGGCGAACTCGTCGAAGGCTTTCACCTCCTCGGCGATCTCCTTGATCTGCTCTTTTTTCTTCCGTCCCCGTTTCTTAGGCTTCTCTTCCTTCTCGCCCGTGATATCCGATTCCTCCGGGGTATCGAAATCGAAGGATTCTTGCTTGATGCCATATTTACCTTCGAACAGATAAGCGTCCACCTCGTAGCTACATCTACCGATGGCCTCTTTCAACTCGGCTCCGTAAAGGTACCCGTCGCCGGACTCGTCCTCATATTTGGTGAACGGGACGGAGAGGTTAAGGATCTGCCCGCTTTTCAGGAGCTTTTGCGCTTGGATTGATACGCCGGCTGATTCATCATTACCGCCTTTACTGTATCCGGTGACGATGA